CGCCCTTCCTACCCTTTTTTGTAGGATAACTTTTTTTCATGGTTATACTTTTTTTGTAGGACAGACTTTTTTATTTTTTGTAGGACAGTTTTTACTTTTTTTGTAGGATAGTTTTTTTTATTTTTTATATGAGTTATCCTACAATTTTGTAGGACACACTTAGTGAAAAAATTACACCTGTAAAATTAGCCGAAAATCAAAGATATTACCCTACAAAAAACCTCAAAAAAATAGCCCCCCGCACCCTACAAAACTACGTCGGCAACCGCAAAATTAGCCAAATTAGTAAATATATTCATATACTCATTAGAAATGCGTAGCACCATGTATCATAATTTGATTACGGGAGAAGCAATAACGAAAGATGCCACTGTTAAGGAGGCCGTAAGGAGGACGGCCAAAGAAAACAGAAAATTAGGGATTCAAGAACCTTCAATAGTTCAGAAGGTCAATAATTCTCATGATTCCGCAAATAGATTAGCGGGTTATTTAGGTCATATTGATAACGTAAACCTTGAAGCCGAAGAGCAATTATTTGTTCGTTCATCATTTCCTAATACAGATATTCAAAACTCCAAACATGAATTAGAAACTGTTACCCGATTTCAATGTAAAAATCATGCGTCATGTGGTGGATGGTTTGCACCTAATGAGTATTCATGCCGAATATGTGGTTCTTCAATGAAAGGTAGTTTAGACGATAGAAAAAACGCCATGAGAGGATATGAGCATAAAGTCTTCATGGTTACAAAAAGAGTTTACAGTCGTGTTAAATCCATGTTCTCAAAAGCCCATTATATGAACGGTGTTGATACTTCGACAGTATGGGCAATATCCCCACAAGTTAGAAGAAAAGGTTACTATAATTCAAACGAAAAATCATGGCAAACCTCTGGGCAAACCGCTATTGATTTATTCCTACAATTTAGGGAAGAGGCACTTGCTATTATGGTCGAACAATCATACCCTCTAGCACTACGAGAAGAGATGTCAAAGAAGTTATCAGAAGAAGCAAATGCAATAGAAGAAAAGGTCGGCGGTGTGTGGAGAAATTCACCAAAGCACGGTAAGAAAAACGGAGAGTTCAAGACTCTTTGGAGAGAACAAATATACTTCAAGAAAAACCCCACTTCTTCATATTGGGCTTCTGATGATTCAATATATGCCCCACTTTACAAGAATGCAAAAGTAGCCGTTTATTCATGCCCTCCGGCTGAATATCTGATGAATTAAAGGAGGTAATAAAAAACAGTTCAAACCACATAAAAAAATTGGGGGGGTCAGAAATGGCCTCCCCTTTTTTTATTTTCAAATCTCAGACCACAAAGTCAACCCAAAAAAAATAAACTCGTTTAAACGCCTCTATCTCTGTTTGTGATTGGGGGGTGGTAGGTATGAATCAAAACTGTATAAACGTGCCCACACACGCCGCTTATACCCCCTTAATAGGGGCTTACCCACTTTTTTGACTGTTTACATTTGCCATAAATTACGACCCCCCCACATTATCCTATGGCTACCACTTCTCAAAATTTTTTTTATTTTTTTTGAAAATAACTTTATACACGTTTGTACTCATAGTTGCTAATAGTGTTGGGCTTACGCTTGAGTATTTTACCTTCTTTCACATAGACTCGTATATAGTTACTTACTACATATACACTGATAGGAGTCCAATATTTACTTACCTTCTTTGTTGCTTGGTCGGCAATTTCATTACCCGTTCTCCAAACGTCAAGATAAGGACTATTCAAAACTTCATCAATACATTCTTGGTAAACAACGTGGCGTTTCTTAGGGCCGGGTTTTTTTACGCCTTCCGCTACGGGTTTAGTCCAATACGCTGATTGTATTTTACTACCGGCGTTTCTATATTGTCTTTTAACAGTATCTTTTCTTCTTCCTCTAGGCATTATTTTCGCCTCCTTATCACACGGCCACCATAACCTTGTTGTGTACCGCGATTAACTTTATATGCTCCGCCCGTCCACTCGCCTTTATTCATTGTTCTAAATATAGCAGGGAAATCCGGTTGTTTATAGGAAAATTGGTCTATAGCATGAGCAAGAGCCATTACACAATCGTTGTGTCTACCTAAATCTTGTATTTCTCCATTTCTCCATGCGTGGCTTTCTAACTCTTCTAATAATATATTTATTTGTTTTCTAGTCTCATCATTTCCATACGGTAAGTAAACTAAGTCTCTCTCAAACCACACACGTAGCCTATTCATCAAACCTTGTTTTAATGTTTTGTTGCTAACCTTACTTTCACGATAATCTATTACTGCACCTTTACTACTCAATAAACTTTCGTAGAGATTTTGAAAACCTACTGCTTCAACCGCAAAAGGTGGTGTACCATATCTTTTACTCCATTCTATTATCATGTTAGCCTGTTTGTCCGGCGGAAAATCATTTCTACGCCACATATCTACTAAATGTATAAAACCATCATCATCTTGTTTAAGACATACCATAACACTGTAGTCTTGACCTAAACCATGTGCAGGGTCAAAGCCAATAGCATATCTATGTTTGTCATCTCGTTCTGTCTCCATAACTCTTTCTAATTGTAAATTCTTTCTAACTAACGCTCTAGGAAATACACTAGCCTCATCGTCAATAACTTTACACATATACTCTTGAATAAATGACAATTCCCCCATAGCCTGTTTCTGTTCTAATAAGAAATCAATAGGTCTGTATTCGGGCCACAATTCTATAGGAGTTACATTTGCGGGGTCTATCTTATATTCATCCCAATTTAATACCGCACTCCACGTACCGGATTTCCAAGCAGGATTTTCTAACATTTCTGTATGATACAAGTCTACCATAGACATAGGAGTACCTACACAATAAATAGAAGTTCCCGGCGACAACATAGGTGTTACTTTCTTTCTAAACCATTGAGCAGTATTAGCAAAAGAAGCATTATCTCCACTATCATCTAAGACATCATCAAAAGCAATACAAGCGGGGTGTTCTCCACGAATAGCGCTACCCACCGAGGTTGCACGTATCCAAGCACCATTTGTGAAACGTAACTCAAGTTTATTTCCCCTTCTCGTATCTAAGTATTTACTTAACTGTGGATGACGCTTCATATCATCTCGTATTTCTTCTAATCTCCTAACTGCTAAATCTTTGCTTGCGGAAAATAACCAACACGTAAAAGCCTTGTCTCGCCATTTTTCAAACAAACATTGGTGGAGTAATTTAACGCGTAAAGTAGTTGATTTACTATGGTCACGTGGAGCAATAACGCAAACCCTATGAACTTGTACATCTCCTCTTGTCCCATACATGTCCATCCATTCACCGATGTGATTTCCCCATGTGTAACCGAGCCACTTATAAAAGTATTCTATATCGTTTCTTGACCTAGCCATAGAAAAATCTGTATTAAACTTAGACATTATAATGGCCTCAATTTATTTTCTCCACAATAAGGACATNCACCACTTTCTGCTATAGNNGTCATAATATTTTTAGCAACCCATCCACACGCATCACATTTTGCTTGAGTCCACATTATATCACCGGAGCAAACAAATTACCTACTAAACCTAATTCTTTATCTATTAAATGGGCAGATATACCTGCTCTAGCCAACACAAATCCTTTACGATAATGGTATCTATCATGACCCGCTAAACTAGGTAATTGTATTATTGTAACTCCGCTAGTCTCTAATAATCGTTGGTGATGTAAATGACCGTGAAACCAAACATGATGTTCATTTTCTCCCCAAGCCTTTCTTTCTTCTGTCGCCATAATAGCGGGAAGGTCGTTACCTCTTACGCCATCTCCGTGTGTAAAACCTAAAAGGTTATTACCCCACTTAATATATTGCCTTAGTTTAGGACTTACAGTAATTGTAACGTCTTTTGCGTTTTCATATACTGCATCTAAATATAACATAAGTGCTAATGCAGAATGTCTGTCGTGATTACCACGCATAAATACTACTTCTATAGGCGCTACTGTTCTTAACATATCTATATGCTCTCTTGCTAATTTACAACCATCTACAAGAATTTGTGCCGGACTTGCCGCCATATCTTGAGGTGTACCTGCGGTAGTAGTACCTTGTTCGTTATCTACGTGAAACCAATCACTACCTGTAGCAATAATCATTTTGTCGGGTCTACCCGCTAATCTACGAATTAAGTTTTCAGTTCGGTCAAGAAGTCTAAAACGTGCTTCTTCTAATGTATAACCTTCGCCTGTTTCATCAACCCAAGAACCTTTACCGTAATGTAAGTCTGTAGGAGACAAAACAACGGCGTATGGTTTAACTTTAGCCATAGTAACGTGCCTAACTTTTTTAGGTGCAAGATTTTCTTTGGAAATAATTTCTTTAAATTCATTACCCCATTCTTGCTCTATATGAATAAGTTTTTCTGCGGTTTTACGAATATCAGCCCAATATTTTTTATGTACCTTTTCTTCTACGCTTTGTCTTTTAATTCTAATAGCATCTGCTACTAACTCTTCTTCTGTTTGTTTTCTTATTTCTTCATCAGTAAAAGCATCCATCGCGTGACTCCAAGAATTTACTTTTACATACGACGCTATAAAACTAGGAGATAATTTAAATTTTTGAGCCATTTGCTCTATTGTCAAACCGCCACCTGTACTACTATATGCTCTTTTCATAGCCCTGTGTGTTTCTCCCGTTACTACAGTCATTTCTTTATTTATGTGAAATACATACTTATCTGCTTTTTCATCAAAATAGTGATTAACCATTTTAGTATCTGAAGTATCTTTACTCCATGTATTATAATGTATCTGTGGATTTGCATATCTCCATCGTTGCACTACACCTCTCCATGCTTGCACTCCTCTATTAGAGTCTTTTTCTGTTTCATTTAAAAACCTAGCAAAATCCATATCGGATTTAAAGTTATGTTCCTTTATATATTTCTCAAGTTTCGCCCACATCTCCCGTGTTGAAGCCTTTCCCATGCAATAAACCAAGCACCCATTCCCTATAAACATTGTGTTTTCATGAATTAATTTTGTAGATTTTTATGCCACAAAAAGAATAAAACAGCCGCAGTATAACGATTATAGTAATTCTTTTATTATTTCAATAGTATTTTTTAGAAACCCCCCTTTTAAATTTTCAAACATAATAGAAGAAATAAAAGAATTAACAAAAAAAGGCGCAGTATAACGATTAATTCTTTTTAAAAAACGAAAAAACAACAAAAAGAATAAACAGAAAGGTTTATGGAACACCTATATGTTTTAATACTATGGCAGAGAGGAGTTTAGTGGATAGAATGTTCGGCAGAAATAAAGAAGTGCCGGTCAAAGCCGCAAGAGTACCGTCAAATAAAAGTTTAAAGATGGTAGCGGGCATACCCGATTTAGTTCGTGATACGGAAAGATTGAATAAAGATAGTAATTATGATAACGAATTTGACATGTATGACCTTATGCTAAAACTTGACCCCGAACTTAATGGTGCGGTACGTGCAGTATCATTAACTGCCAACAATTTTGAAATTAATTATGACAAGGCTAAAAATGGCGCTATTAGAAATGCTATAAAAGACTTAGTAGATGAAACTCTCGATTTTGATGACATTATGATTAATGCTATGAGAAACCTTATGGTATACGGTAATGATATTAATAAGATAGTAGGAAAAGCAGGAGTAGGTATAACTAAACTGCAAAATTTACCTATAGTACAGATAAATATAGTAGATGGTAGAGGAGGACTAGGTTCTTACTTTGTAGCAAACCGAGAAAACCCTGTTATAGAGCCTGTTACATACATGTTACGTGAGGCAAGCCCATATGAAAAAGCAATATCTGTAGATGAGATATTACATATTAAAGTAGACTATAGAAGTAATTGGTTTGTAGATAATAAAGGCCGTCACACTTTTGGGGTATGGGGTGCTTCTCGTTTTTCTGCTCTTAAGCAAGCAATTCGCATGAAGTATAACTCTATGAATAATCGTATTGCTCTTGAAGACAGTATGACTAAACAATATATTACTATTGATAAATCTGCTATAGAGCATATAATAGACCCTGCTGAACAACATGACCGTTTACAGAATATTATGTCAGAAGTTATATCTTTGTTTGAGGGCTTAAGAGGCGACCAAATGCCTGTACTTCCTCATTATGTACAAATACATCACGTTGATTTAGAAAATGCACTTCCTAACAGTAGTGACTTTTTAGATAGTATCAATGCTGATATTGCCGCAGTTCTACAAGTTCCAAGAGTAGCATCCGGTCAAGAAAAAGGCTCTACGTTTGCGGCAACATTTAACGCTAATATGTGGGCAGTACAAGCCATTAGTCGTATGCACCGAGTTTTAGAACAAACTTGCGCTCAATTATTCTCTTTACATCTTACTTTACTCGGTATAGAACATAAAAAATCAGATTTACCTAAAATAGAATTTGATACAATGGATAGTGCTACACCACTAAATGTTATGCAAAGAGTAACTATGGGTTACGATGCCGGTCTTCTTACTTTAAATCAAGGTTTAAATATGTTAAACTTACCTCTTGCTAAAGATGGGGATAAAAGAAAAGACATAGAATCTCCTAAACCTACTGCTCTCCCTAGAGAGAATAGCCAAGACGGTGCATCCGATGTTGCACAAGATTGATAAATCATCCCTTACATTTATTAATCATGTCTAAAACTAGCGGGCCGAATGACAAACTAATGTTAGTGTTTGGGCTAGGCGTAGTTATGGCTTGGGTAGTTATAGCGGCAACCGCTTCTTACTTTAGTATAGTAGAACAAAGAGATATATCAGATTCACAATTAACAGTAATAGGTCTACTTGGTGGGCCGGCACTTCTTATAATAACAAATGTATTAGATTTGTTTAAGGGTAAAGAAACTGCAAAGATTAATATTCTACCCGAAGAACTACAAGCAGATGTAAATGCTACAGAAGCAGAAAAATCACATGTAAGAATGTTAGAAGAACATAAAATTAAACATGACTTAAGTATGGAAGCATTAAGGCAAAAGCACGAATTGGCTATGGATGAGTTTAATACAACCGCTAAAATAGGTGATAGGGCGCTTGATTACGCAGATTTTGACGAAGATGGTGGTTCTAAAACGGGCAAGAAAAAGTAATATTTCTAAGACACTAAGGCCATGTAGATGCGTGAACAGTGACAACGATGAAGAAGAAAATGTCATCCAAGAACTTGACGGTTGCGTGGAAGACTTAGATAGCCTTGTAGGGAATGTGCGTATGCTTTTAATCAGCCTTGCCTCTTTATTAGCAATACTTTGGCAGTTTTGGGAGTGGTTACAATCCTAACATATAAAGACTATTTTACTCTATGTCTAGGGGTTTTTGCTTTGCTAGTAGTTTACTTTCCTATTATAATATATGATGAAATTATTTTATGGTGGAGAAAAAGATAAGTTAATAAAACACCAAATGTCTGAACAGTTCATGTCTTGCGGTTGCGGTTGTAGTGGTGAAGTAATAGCCTATGAAGATTGGGAAGAAGAAAATGTATCTGCCGCAGAATATCAAGGACGTAAAGTAACACTTAATAAACCTTTTAGAACAAAAGGAGAATCTAAAAAATTTGGAGTATATACAAAAAATGGTAGCGGTAAAGTAGTCATAGTAAGATTTGGCGACCCTAACATGGAAATCAAAAGAGATGACCCTGCTAGAAGAAAATCATTCCGTTCTCGTCATAAGTGTGATACTCCCGGCCCAAAATGGAAAGCAAGATATTGGTCTTGCCGACAATGGAGAGGTACAAAAAAAGTAGAAGCAGAAGCGCCATGTGGTTGTGGATGCGAAGAAGATGTAGAAGCAAAAGACGCAGATGACCCATGTACTTCCGGCTATGAACAATACGGTATGAAAATGAAAAATGGACGTAAAGTTCCTAATTGCATTCCTATAAAGAAAAAAGCAGAAGCGGATTACGATGTTTGTGCTTCTTGTATGGCACAAGCAAAATGCGCCGAAGAAGGTGAGTGTATGGAAGCCAAGATGGAAAAGCCAACAATGGACAAGGCTTTAAAACAAGCGGCAGAACCAAAACCAAAATCTAGTGAGACTCATGACGAATATATGTCACGATGTCAAGCGGCAGGATATTCAGAAGATGAATGTATGAAAGCACACGAAGGTCACACATTTAAAGACCAAGAAGAACCACATGATGAAGAAGACCACGATGCTTCTTATCACAATAAAAAGAAAAAGAAATACGCATCTGAATGTGGTATAGGTGAAGAACTTATTGATGGAGAATGTAAAAAGGTAGCAGTAACAATAGATTTAGATATTGGTGAAGTATCTGCTATAGTAGAAGCATCTACCGGAGAAACAGTTATAGAAATTAGAGGTGTTGCTTTCCATGAAGGTATGAATAAAAACAAATGGTCACTAACACCGGAAGGCGCTAGAAACCTAATACATCAAATGAAAGGTGCAGATGTTACACTTAATCATCCCGAAGCAAATGAAAAGGGTGCAGGATTTACACGCAATACAGATGGTGGAGTAGACGAAGCAAACGTAGGAACTATTATTACTGCTTCTTATCATGCTACTATAGGTGGCGGTTATGAAGTAAGATATGTAGCACATGTTACAAGAAATGAATTATTCCCATCTTTAGAGTCCGGCCTGTGGTCGCAAGACGATTACGGTGTTAGCATTGGCGGGTCGGGCATTCCTGTATCTGCTAGTGAAGATGGTATAGTCTTCGGAGAAGATTTTACATTCGACCATTTGGCGATTGTATATAGGCCGGCTTACCCTAGAGCAACTATTGATTCTGTTAAAAGAATAGAAAAACCCGAAGAAATAGTAGCAAGTGTTATAAGTCATTCAGACTGTGAGAAGGTCAGCGAAGCAGAAAAGGTGAGTGCTATGACAGAAGAAACAGATAATACAGAAATTGATTACGCCGCAGAAATCGAGGCGTTGAAGGCTGACTTAGTTATGGCTAACAGTCGCGTCAACGAATTTGAGGCAGTAGAATCACAAAGAATTGAAGACGAAAGAGTTGCTTTAGTATCTAAAGCATCTGAAATGGGAATGTCCGGTCATGATGACTTAAAGACAGAAACATTGACTACATTGATAGCAAGTTGGGAAGCATCCCATCCGGTTGAAGAACCGAAAGTTATGGATGAGGTAAAATCAGAGCCGGTAATTGCTTCTGAAACACCTACAAAATCTACATCAGTAGTAGCCAACTACCTTAACGGTAAAATGGTAGAATCTGATGAAGAATTATATTCCCGATGCTGGAACGCATGGGCAAATGCTTGGAATGGCACTCTTTCTATAGATGAGAAAAGTGCTATGAAAGCACCAAAATACAATGAAATAAAGGAGATGAATTAAATATGGCGGCACTAAACGAAACACGAAATGTAGGATGCGAGGCAGGTATAACCGGCCACGGCCTCCTAGTAAAACTAAGCGATACAGACGGACTTATAGAAGTTGTGGCCGCAAAAGGCGACCTACCAATAGGAGTTACTGCGGGCGAATCTTCAAGAGATGCGGCAGGTGCTTTAGAAGCACCGGGAATAGTATCAGTTTATCCTCTTAGTGGAATTGTCTACATGAAGTTCGGTGAAACTTTATCAACTCTTGACTTTGGCTCACCTATCTATGTGGATGACAGTGTAGACGGACATTGTACTCACAACCAAGATACTAACGGAAAACTTATCGGAAACTACTTTGGAGAGTCAAACAAGGCTCTTACTTCGGGTGATTTAATACCTGTAGCATGTGGGAGGTTCGATTAAGATGGCTAACGATACATTAGAAGAAATATTAAACGTAGAAGCGGCTGATGGGCCTTTCTCCGTAGGAGATGCGGTCTTAGAGCAAACACTAAGAGACTTCATCCAATTACAATCTAACACAATAGCAATAGCAACAGACCTTGTTGGTGTACGCTCAGTTCCTTGGTTGGAATTTAAGTGGTACTCCGGTGTAGGAGGAAGTTTCTCTTATCCACTAGATGATGTAGCATTGGCTGACCCAACCAAAGTTGGTACAAAGAACTACAGTACAAAATTACAGAAAGGGCAAGGTAGAGTTACTTTCTTAGATGCAGTACGTCTACGTGGTGAATCATGGGAAAACATTGACAGGCAACAATTAGGAATAGTTCGTGCTAGAGCAGATGCAATAGACAACAAAATTCTAACTGACCTTATGGCAGGATTCGGACAAACAAGTGCCGCCGCCTCAACATTCGGTAGTGCAGGTGCAGATGAAGAAGGAGACTTACTAGGACTTATGGACAAGATTTTCTTGAACGGTAGAGTATCCGGTAACGAGCCAATGGCTCTAGTCCTTCCTTCTGATAAAAGAAGTGCTATGCTAAACACACAACTTTTCGGAAACGTAGTTGAATCACTTGGCGACCACATGGGAAGAATAGCAAACCTATCAGTTTACTATACACGTGACCACACAGGAGGTCATACTTCTGCGGCTCTAGGTAACGATGCTTTACTTATGATTCCCGGTGCTGAAACTGCTGAGTTCTTTACATACAATGGAGAAGGATTTATGGAGACAGAATTGACAAGAGTACCCGGTCTAGGATACGATTGGTTATTAACTTCTTACATGGGTACAGTTATTCACGAAATGCAAGACGGACAAACTGCCGGTGATGGTAAGAATAATAGAATTGCTAAACTAACAGGCGTAAGGGCTTAAGGGGGGTAAAATAGATGCCTCTTAACAGAAAATTACAAGGAATAATGGATGGTCGCTTAGTTAGGGCTATGGATGACGGAGAAGACTTCGGATTCATACCTGTAATGCTAAGAGTAGATACCGCAGGTGGTTCTACTGCTACTACAAATCTGACTATGGATAGAAAATTCACAGTTATGGATGCTCACGCAATCCTAAAAGCCGGTGGTGGAGATAATGGTAACAAAGTAGAAATTCTAAATGCTACTACAACAATTACAGGTGATATGATTGTAGGAACTGGCGACGACAAGGACATCGTAAGAGCCGGAGCAATTGCTGACGACCAAATGGAGATTGCCGCAGGTGGTACTCTTGGAGTTAAGGTTACTGCCGCCGCAGGTGATTTACCTGCTTTAATTGTTTACATTTCGGGCTACTACCATCTTTAAGGTGATTTAAGTGGAAACATTTGAAGACGAAGACGGACTATGGGAAGTATCAATGGTTGGTAAAAGACAAGTTATGAAACTTGTTGAACCTGCTAAAAAGAAAGCCGCTCCTAAAAAGAAAGCGGCTAAGAAAGCAAAGAAGTGAGAAGTATGGCGACACCTTCCAAAGCCTCCTTGACAAAGGAGTTACGAAAACTAGGAATAGATATACCTGCGTCAGCAAGTATTAAAGACTTATCTCACAGACTTAAATATTGGCGTAGTAACGAAGGATACCGCGTTAGACTTTTAAGAAATCCAAATGCTAAGTTTGATAATCACCCTATATCACTACTAGAAAATAAATCAATTTTATATTGGTTGCCCGATAGTCAAATGGCAGAAGATATGATTTCTTCTAAAATTCTATTAGTGTTAGGACGAACTACCAAACCTTCAAAAGACGCTATTGTCTTTGATGTACCATCGGATTACGATAGTAGGTGGCAACGTGGCAGTAACGACAAATCAAATTAGAGATTTACTTAACAGACCAAGAGGTTTGAATGAAGGTACAATCACAGAATACATTACTATTCGTACTGCTGAAGTTACAAAGAAAGCACGTATGACAGGTTATGTAGGAGTTACTACTAATGCACCTACAGATACTCTTAAAGAGTCAGCAATTAAATTCTTAGTATGCGTAGATTGTCTACGTGTATTAGTAGATACAGTACATGCCGTAGTACCGGAAAAAGAAAAAGGTACTATGGATATTAGATTCGCCAAGCAATTATCATCTTTTGAGAAATCTGCCGGCGAAGCATTGAGAGCGATAGAGGAGAAAGGGGCTACTGCCTTTGTGGTNAAATCTACTGCAAGTAGGGTAGCAGGAACTACATCAAGTAAACTAAGTGGAAATCTATACTCTTATAATGAATAGGGGTTAAAGTATGGTTACTGCATTTTGGAAAGGCGGTCAAAGCGGCCAAGAGAATAACCCCGATAATATAGGTAATTGGGTAACTACTAGCGGTGGCTCTACTACTATACATGCTGATGACCACACAGGTTTAACAAATGGTACTACAGACGTAGTAATAGATTATGCTACTGCCGGTACTAATTATTGTGAAATAGTTACGGGTACTGCTAAAAAAAATTGGAAAAGTGTAACTATAAATTATCATGCTAGTTTAGCACGAATACTTAGAATAAATGGTACAGACGTAAATAATAAAGCCGTTTTAACCTTAAGAGGAATGACTATAAAAAAGAACTCTAGTCTTTTCTCAAGTGGTTTTGGTCAAATAAAATTTACAGGCGTACCTCTATATACTACAGATAACAGTCCTGCCGCCGATTTATATATTAAAATAGATAGCACAGACGATTCTAGCCTAGATACTGACGATGTAGGTGGTATGTTTTTTGATGGTACGGGTAGAAAAAATTTAACATTTGAGTTTGAGCCACCGGCAAGTACAACATTAACTTTACAAAACGGTATATATCCTAATATGGATTTTGATGCGGCAGGTAATACTGCTACTTTAAGTTTTGAAAGTTTGGGAGATGCTTCTAAAACTAATAAATATACATCGGTTTCTATGTTAAATTTAGAGGTAGATGATTCATTTACGGTTTCTCCTAGAACATATAACTTTAGCGATAAAAATAAACACGTAAAAGTTAGAGGTACATTAACATTAACTTGTGCTACATTTAACATGGGTCTTGCTACTTTTGAGTTAATACCTATATCGGCAGGAATAAAATTTCCTGCAACAGGTACTACTACATATGGTGGAACATCGACGAATAACAATAATTTTAATGCTAGTTTTTCTGATGTAATTATAGGCACTCCTACTAATCAAACTTGCTATGTTGAAATAGAAGATAATACCGTATTATCTTGTGAGCATTTACATATTAAAGCAGGTGGTAGATTATATGGGCCGATTTATGGAAGTGACAACAGTGCAGAAATTCATACTACAAAGGCAGTTACTTTAGATGGTGATTGGAACTTTTCACAAAAAGCAACAGGTGTTTATAGAACTACAGGTACACAGCACAGATTAAATGTAAGTAGCGGTGGTACAGGTCTAAATACTGTTCCACAAAAAGCAATATTATATGGTGATAATCGTGGTGCATTAGGTACTTTAGGAATAGGCTCTAATGGACAAGTATTATCTATAGATAGTGGCAACCTTGCTTGGTCTTCTACCGCAGGTGGTTCGGCTTTCGCAGTTAGTGATATTACAGGGGCAACTGAATTAACTAGCGGTCTTGCTGATGCTGATGAATTAGTTCTCAGTGATGGTGGTGTTTTGAAACGCATGGATATTAGTGTATTGAAAGCGTATATGCAAGCAGGATTAACCTTTACTACAAATACTAACACACAAAATACTACTACTTTGTCTTTTGTGGACAGTAGTAACGATATTATACTAAGAAACACAACAGGCGGAGCAGGTAGTGGTACTGACGATATTAAGTTTGTAGCAGGTAGTAATATTACTTTAACTCACACTGATGCTGATAACATAACAATAGCATCTACTGATACTAATACAGACGTAGATGTTTCTATTGCTAATCTAAAAACAAGACTAGCAGGTGGGTTTGGTAGTAACGCCGTAACTATTGGTGATTCAGACGATGTAGTTACTATTGGTAATGACCTTGTAGTAACAGGAGATTTAACTGTTAGTGGTACTACTACCACACTAAATACCGCTACGCTTGATGTTGAAGATTTAAACATTACAGTAGGTAAAGCGGCTAATTCTTCCTCGGCGGCTAATGGTGCAGGTTTGACTTTTGGTGCTTGGTCTTCCGGTACTACCCCTACATTAATATGGAGTAATCCAAACACTAGATTAGAGGTAAATAAAAGCCTATACTCAAGTGGTGGATTTGTAGGAGGTGGTTCTCTATTAACTGCTCTTAATGGTAGTCAAGTAACAAGTGGAACTATTGCGGCGGCTAGAGTTGCTACATTAAATCAAAATACAACAGGAACGGCGGCAGGTCTTTCTGCAACTTTAGCAATTTCTAGTGGTGGAACAGGGGCTACAAATAGTAATGCTTGGTTAAATAGTAGGATTACTACAAATGCTGATGGTTCACTTAACTATGATGCTACAGGTGCTACGGCAGTAAATCACGATAGTTTAGCAGGATTCGTAGCAGCAGAACACGTAGATTGGGCAGGTTCTAGTGCAGGAACTATTCACTCTAGTAATATTCCTACACTCAATCAAAATACAACAGGTAGTGCGGCTACATTAACAACTGCTAGAACAATTGGTGGAACTTCATTTAATGGTAGTGCTGATATTGCCGTTGCTCTTGCCGCTACTGCTACTACTCTTGCTACTGCTAGAGCAATCAATGGAGTAAACTTTGATGGTTCTGCTGATATTACTATTACTGCCGCAGGTAGTACCCTTAGCGATACAGTTACCGTAGCCAAAGGTGGAACTGGCGCAACAACACTTACAAGTAATGCGATTTTAACAGGTAATGGAACAAGTGCCATTCAAGCAGAATCAACTTTTACTTATGATGGTGCAGGTATAGCAGTAATAAGTGGTGATTTACCTCAACTACAATTAGTAGATAGTAATGCTACTAATGACCCAATGGCTCGCATTATGAATAATAATGGAAATCTCAGTATTCGTGCAGATAGTGACGATACTGGTACAGGTGGAGCAATCAATTTCCAAACTTCCGGTTCAGAAAAAATGAGGATTCAAGATAATGGTAATGTCGGAATAGGCACTACAAGTCCAAGTGCTTTACTAGATGTTGATGGCGATACTGATATTTCGGGTAATCTATCATTAAATGGTTCTAACAAAGAATTAAGATTTTATGAAGGGGCTAACTATGTAGGGTTTGAAGCCCCTGCTTTATCTGCTGACCAAATATGGGTATTACCTGCTTCTGATGGTAGTGCAAACCAAGCCTTAACTACGGATGGTAGCGGTAATTTTCAATGGACTAGCGCAGGTAGTATTGCGGGAGTAGGTAGTAACTTATCTCTTGCCAACGGTACTAACAATCGCATTGTAACTGCGGTAGATGGTAGTAATATAAATGGTGAAGCGAATTTAACTTTTGATGGGAGCGTATTAGCACTTTCCGGAGATTTAAACGTAGGAAGTGGAGACTTTTTTGTTGATGACTCAGAGGGTAATGTCGGAATAGGTACTACAAGTCCTTCCTCAAAATTACAAGTGGTTCAAGATGATGCTCAATTCACAATCATAGCGGGTGCTGATGTAAATGCTCAATCTTTAACTGATGATACTAGAAAGTTTATGAGATTCGGTATGCCACATTATGATACTGACGAACAATCATTTTCTCTAATAACAGGTGATTCTGATAATGGTGTAAATAGATTATATCTTGGTGGTGGAACAGGTGTTGGAAATGCGGCAACACAAATATATTTCAGAACTGCGGCTAACGCAACTACAACTACCGGAACAACAAGAATGACAGTTACATCAGATGGTAAAGTTGGAATAGGAACTGAATCCCCAACCTACGAATTAGACGTAGTAGGTAATATCGGTGTAGACCAATATATCTACCATAATGGAGATACAGACACATATCTTAACTTACAGACCGATGATGCGAGAATGGTTGTAGGGAATGATATTGCTTGGTGGTATGATGAAGGTTCGGCTTCTAAATTACATTTATCATGGAATGGTGAGGCAGATGTTGAGATAGGAAATGCAGGTGGTACTCCCGATTTCTTCTTTGGTGGTTCACAAGGTTCTTACAATGGTAAAATGGGAATAGGTACTGCAAGTCCTTCATCAACATTAGATGTTGTAGGTACAATAGAGTGTACGGGATTAAAACTACAAGACGGTACTTTAGATTACGGTACGGGTAAACAACAATCCGGCGATTTAGCGATTGGTTGGTATACGGTAGCATATGTCGCAGGTAGGGATGCTTTAGGTGATGTAGCCGCTCAAAGAGGATTTGGGGAGTTTTTAATTAACGATATAGATAGTAGTAGACATGGTAGTGTTAGGTTTAATGCTACACATTTTTTCGGTAATGGAGAATCAATACAGGCTTTTGCTTACAATTTTTATAGTATAGCGGCATTTACTAAATTAAGAATAAAAAGCGGTGGTAGTTATTCCGGTGCGGCTTTACAGGTCTATATTGCTAACGCTAACAATAACGTAGAGTCCTATATGACTATGACAGAACATACTAATTCTTGGCTTTTGCTTGATACATGGTTACTAGATACTGAAAGCGCCGGCGCTCACGATGCTTTAATCGGATATGGTAGTGACGCTTGGGCTAACTTTGCAGTAGCAGAAGAACTTGACCTTAGCGTATTCGATGTTTCTCAAGGCGGTATTTATACCACAGGTGGTTTAAAAGCAGAAGAAATAAGGCTTGGTAAATTAGCCACAAATTCATACATGTACTTAAGCCCCGATACAGATAATTCTTTTATTCTAGCATCGGGAAATGGTACTGATGTTACATTAGCGGCTGACGATGATTTAGTTTTACATGCTGACGATGCTATAATATTTCAAACAGAAGGCTCTACTAAATTTGGTATGCACAATGGCAGATTTGGTATAGGAGTAAATGTAGCAACTACTACTACTTACCCACTTGGAATAGAGTCGGCTGATGGTTTAGCAATAAATCAAGGTACTAATGATGCTAGACAAAAAAGAATCTTTGCTACTACTTCTAACGATGGAAGTCCTTGGGATGAGATGGTCTATTACTCAAGGGGTAGTGTAGGCGGTTGGTCGGGTCAACATACTTTTATGGTAGATAAAAATGGGGAAAGTGCAGAAACAGGTTATGAAGCACTAAGGATAAGAGATAGTGGGGATGGCTCTAATTCAATTGTCGCGGTTACACACAAGTTAGGGGTAGGCACTACAAACCCCGAAGATTTGTTGCACATATCTAAAGGTAATTTAATCTTTGACCAATTAGGTAATCAAACAAGTGGTAATTTTACCAATCATAGTAAAATTTTGTTTAGAGATGAGGCAGATGCTACTACTAGGACTATGGCATCTATCGGCGCACCTAAAACTGCTTGGAGTGGTTCACACCACGCTTTAACATTCAACACAGGAAGTTTGTCTGAAACTTCAAGGGGCGAAGATTATGACTATTCAATAGAAAGGATGAGGATTGATTCAGCAGGTAATGTCGGAATAGGTACTGACAGTCCTTCTGCTCTATTGCACATTGAAGATGATACAACAAGTTTAGTTACAGGATTAATAGTTAATAATGTAGGTAGTGCAGGTAATAGTGCATCGGTTTCAGGTATTGAAATAAGAAACGGTACAGGTACAGATAGTAGTACACACATTGAACAAGATGCTTTTGGTAGAACTAGAATGTACACTGGACAAGCCGAGAAAAACCTATTCCTTACTGGTGCGGCAGATGGTAAAGTTGGAATAGGTATTGACAGTCCTTCTAATAAATTACATCTTGCTTTATCTATGGCTGATGGTGATGATGGAATACTTCTAACAAGAACTGATAGTAGTACAAGTACAAATGATATTCTTGGTGGTATTGGTTTTGATTCTTCTGATGGTAATATCCCAAG